AAAGGCAGCAGCATTACCTGCTTCTAATGTTGCTCAAATCGAAATTCCATTCAGAGGAAGAGTTCTGAAGGTTGCGGGAGATCGCACCTTCGATGTGTGGACTGTCACCATCATTAACGATGAGGACTTCAAAATCCGCACAGCAATGGAACAGTGGATGAACATGCTTAGCAAGTTGGATAACGCAACTGGCGCTACCAACCCAAGTTCCTACATGGTTGATGCATTTGTTCATCAACTGGGTAGAGGTATTAGCAAGAACTCCACTGGTCATGGTGGAGAGAACACTCAATACGAGGCACCCCTTAGAACCTACAGATTCTACGATATCTTCCCAACTAATGTTGGTCAGATTGATCTGTCTTATGAATCAACTGATACTCCAGAGGAGTTTACAGTTGACTTCCAGGTACAATACTGGGCTGCTGGAGAAGGTGATCAAACTGGAACAATCATCAGTTGATCTAAGTTAGTGCTATTTGTTGTATAATAAATAGTACTAACAGTTTTACGCCCAAGTTATAATGGCGAAATTATTTGGTTTTTCCATCGAAGATGGTGATAATAAGCCGAAAGGTGCAGTCTCCCCCGTTCCTCAGAATAATGAGGACGGGGTAGATCATTATCTGACGAGTGGATTTTTTGGTTCTTATGTTGACATTGAGGGCGTCTACAGATCTGAATATGATCTAATTAAACGTTATAGAGAGATGGCACTGCATCCAGAGGTGGATGGTGCAATTGAAGATATTGTTAACGAAGCAATCGTAAGTGATACAAATGACAGTCCTGTTCAGATTGAATTATCTAATCTGAATGCAAGTGATGGTCTTAAGAAAAAAATCAGAGAAGAATTCAGGCATATTCTTGAGTTACTTGACTTCGATAAAAAGGCACACGAAATCTACAGAAATTGGTATGTAGATGGTAGACTTTATTATCATAAAGTAATTGATCTTAAAAATCCTACTGACGGTATTCAAGAATTGAGATACATTGACGCACTGAAGATGCGTTTTGTTCGTCAAGCAGGTAAGAAAAAGAAAGAAGATATTCGATATCAACCAAATGCTGAGA